GGCCCTGCTTATTTTGGTGAACAGGTTGCGAGTGTAATGAAGCCTGATCAAAACTATGCAATTTCAGATGGTGGATTTGTAGAAGAGCTTAGACCTATCATTCAAAAAGTAGGTGAACAAGGCATCCGCTTGGTTCAGTTAGTAAGAGAAGGTTGTTCGTATTCAACTGACTCTCGTAGATATTTTAACGGTGACTTAATGTATGAATATGCCGCAGGATTTACAAAAGACTTTGATGATCAATACGTCCTTCCTGAAAGGTTTAATATCGTAACCTTTAGAATCTATAATAATGGGTCTTTAGAGGCTTTCCATCAGAATCTAAGTGATGTATATGGAGTGATAAAACAGCATGGATGAATACGACACAAAAGAAACTCATTGGAACTATCGTCTAGTAAAGAAAGGAAATCTTTACGCATTTCACGAAGTTCATTATGAAAATGCAAAACCTGTTTTTGTTACTGAGAATCCTGTTCCGGTTGAAGCTGGTAGTAAAGAAGACGCCAAATGGGTTTTAAGAATGATGCAAGCAAATTGGTGTATGCCAGTTATTGATTATGAAACGCTTGAGGAAATTGATGAATAAACTTGAAGGAATGCCTCGTCCTAATGTCATCAATTTGTACGAAGCGCCTGAGAGAATGGAATATACTACTCAGGAATTTGCTAAGTTAGGAATTTCTGACATTAATTTCATACGATTTACTCGTTGGAAAGATGGGGAAGGCGATTGGGAGATTTGGTATCCAAATCCAGGTGTAGAAAAAGGAGTTGCAAAAGGAACTTTTTCTTCTCATCTGCTTGCCATCAAGTGGTGGTATGAAAATACAAATGAAGAGGTTGGCATTTTTTTTGAAGACGATGTAGACTTCACACCAGTACAACATTGGAATTTCACGTATCAAGAGTTTATTAATAGACTTGGGAATAAATGGTTGGCACTTCATCTTTGTGGCATTTATGATCAACCGTGGAATATGTGGAAAGATTATCCAATTATGGCTCCAAGGCGTAGAGAATATTATGATCATGGATTACAATGCTATGTACTTAAAAGAAAATATGCAGAAAAATTAGTTCGTTTTTATTTTGATCACGAACTAGGAGAAAACGTAATCAAATGGCATATGCCATTGCCATTTAACCATACATCAACTGAAAATAATGTTTTGACTGGATTCGGTAGATGTTATTCATTCCCTCTCTTTAACCATAATGTCAATGACTTTGATACAACGAATATATATGGTATTAAGGTTGAATTAATGGCTAATTCAGACGAATACCGGGAACAAGCAAACGCTTCCATTTATTCGTATCAACTTATTGACAGATGGTGGAAGGAAACTGGAACTCATCTAACACTAGATGAAATTTTTAATTACGATCGTCAAGAAAGTAAAAAATTTATGGAAATTGAATTATGAATAAAAGTGAAATTGAAGCAATGCTAAAAGAAAACGTTTGTACTGTTAAATTTGAAAAAGTTAACGGTGAAAAGCGAACAATGAAATGTACTCTTGTAAAAGATCTTCTTCCTGCCGTAGTAGAAGAAATTGTACACCCAGCAGAAACTCGTTACCCACAACTAAAAAAAGCACGACAAGAAAAACCAAACGTAATTGCTGTCTATGAAATAGATACCGACTCTTGGAAATCTTTTCGTGTAGATTTCATGGAAAGCATTGAGGTAGAAAAATGAGCTGTATATACAAAGGAGAAATCATTAACACAGATCTTTCTGCTAACGCTATGGGCGGAACAGAAATGATGAGACAAAGAATCATAGAAAATGTAGATCCAAATCTACTTAAGAATTTTGCTATTCATCTGTCTCGCCCCAGGGAACTTTATGATGATGTACCTAATATTTTTTATTGTCACGATCTCGCCGAAGATCCAGAAAATTCTATTTTAAAAGACGGTGGATGGGAGCAATTTTATCACTTTGTTTTTGTGAGCTCTTGGCAAAGAGATCAATATATTATGAAATATGGTATTCCATATTCAGAGTGCTCTGTCATTTACAACGCTATAGAAAAACAATATGCTCCTCGCAATAAAGATACTTCTCAAATTCGATTCGTTTATCACACTACTCCTCATCGAGGATTAGAACTTTTAGTTCCTATTTTTGATGCACTTGCTCGTCAATATAACAACATTCATCTCGATGTTTTTTCATCGTTTTCAATTTATGGATGGGAATCGAGAGATGCTGAATATAGACCATTATTTGAACAAATTTCTAGTCACCCAAACATGACTTATCACGGTTCAGTAGATAATGAAACTGTACTAAGAGCTCTTGATAATGCTCATATTTTTCTATATCCAAATATTTGGAAAGAAACGTCGTGTATTGCTATGATAGAAGCGATTAAGAGTCAAATTATATGTGTACATCCTAATTATGGTGCTTTACCAGAAACTGGTGCCAATGCTACTATTATGTATGATTACAACGAAGATCCCCAATTGCATGCTAACTATTGTTATTCTGTAGCAAATCAATTGATTACTACTATTAATAGTGATGCACAGTATTTCAATAAGTTCACTACTTCAGATAGGTTTAACTTAGCAAGAAATAATATTGCTTCGTTTAAAACTTTATGGAACGCCCTTTTAGCAAACTTATCTGAAGAATAAGATGAGCAACGATAACGTCATTGAATTTCCAGGTTTTAAACCACCGGCATCACCAAGTGAAATAGCAGATCGTCTTGTTGAATACAAGAAAAGCTATTCAGATGAGATTGCTGAAATCCTTTGGCAAAACTTACTTGGTGAGCTTACGAGATCGGGGTGCGATCTCAATAAAGACATTGATAAGTATTATCCTCATATGCTCCTTATCCTAGAGTCAATAAGATCGTTACACCTTCTGACAAACGGTATTCACCACGGGTTACAAGATTTTGCTGTGAAAACGATTACCGCAGAAGATATAAAAATAACGGTTGACATTGACGATGAAATAGAGTAGAATAGCTACTCAAATTAAATAATTGGACCAAAAAATGGCTATTTTAGTAGACTATAATCAGGTTATGCTAGCTTCATTGTTTGCTAGTATTGGTAATCATCATAATGTTGCGCTCGACGAAAACCTAGTTCGTCATATGTTTCTCAACTCAATTCGAATGAATCGTAAGAGGTTCACAGAAGAGTATGGCGAAATTGTCATCTGTGCCGATAGCACTAATGTTTGGCGTAAAGACTACTATCCTTATTACAAAGCAAACCGTAAAAAAGCCCGTGATCAATCTGACATGGATTGGAATCGTCTTTTTGAAATTCTTCATATGATTAAAGATGAAGTAAGAGAAAACTTTCCTTATAAAGTCATCGACATTGAAAGACTCGAAGCAGATGATATCATCGGTACAATTGTACATGAGAATGGTACTGAGCTCAATATGGGTAGTGAAAAATTCTTAATTCTTTCTGGTGATAAAGACTATATTCAATTGCACACATATGCAAACGTAGATCAATATGATCCAATACGAAAGCGATGGATTAGACATTCTAATCCAGATAAATACTTAAAAGAACATGTTTTAAAAGGAGATGTTGGCGACGGAGTACCAAACGTTTTGTCAGAAGACAATTGCCTAGCAGTTGGTCAACGACAAAAGCCGATGACCAAAAAGCGTTTAGAAGCATTCCTCAGAGAAGATTCTTCTATAGATTCTGAGACTGCTCTCCGCATACAAAGAAATAAAAGAATGATCGACTTATCTCAAATTCCAAGCGAATATCAAGAAAAAATAAAAAAAGAATATTCGAAAGAAAAAACAATCGGTAGAGAAAAACTATTTAATTTTTTTGTCATGAAAAAATTAAAAAATTTAATGAGTGATATACAGGATTTTTAATTATGGCTAGAAGACCTGCAATTTCTACAATTATTAATGAGCTTCCTAAAATTAAAAAGAAGGAAGAAAAAATGTTGTGGCTAAGAAAACATGACAGTGCTCCATTAAGACAAATTTTGAGAATTGCCTACGATGACGAAAGGGTTGAACTGTTAATACCAAATACCCCTCCTCCTTGGAAAAAGAACTCGTATTTTGATGTAGAAAATATGCTTTATGGAGAAACTCGTAGACTTAAGATTTTCATTAGAGGTGGAGGTTATGATAATCTTAATCCTATAAAAAGAGAATCATTATTCATTAGTCTTTTAGAAGATATAGATAATAATGATGCTGAATTGCTCGTAAAAATGATTCAACAGAAACCTTTCAAAGGTTTAACTCATAATCAATTAGAAGAAACATTTCCAAATATTTATGAAACTAGGTTAGTGTAATGGCCAAAAGATTTAAAAATTTTAGAAACAGCAAAAAAGACTATTACTCAGACGAATGGGGGGATGTTAACGAAGAACGTCGACGAGAAAAGCAAAAGAAAGGTGGTGCTAAGTATCAAAGGCGTAATCGTCGAGAAGAAAAGTTTCAATCTTATAAAGATTGGAGAAACAATTAGTTGACATTTGTCCTTAACTATGGTAGAATAGCACCATAGAAAAGGAAGATATATGATTATGAAAGATAAAGTGATACTCACTGATTGCGATGGTGTTTTATTAGACTGGGAATATGCGTTCACTCGTTGGATGGATAGACACGGTTACCAACCTACAGATACAACTCAATATTCTATAGATAAACGATTCAATTTAGAAAAAACTGAATCTAAAAAACTCGTTCGTATGTTTAACGAGTCAGCTTCTATAAGAAAAGTACCTCCTCTTCGAGATGCAATCAAGTACGTAAAGAAATTGCACGAAGAACATGGATACGTTTTTCATGCTATTACTAGTCTAAGTGATGATGAATACGCTCAGCATTTAAGAACTAAAAATCTGTGCGAACTATTCGGTAATACTACATTTGAAAAATATGTGTATTTGGATTGTGGGGCAGATAAAGACAAAGCTCTTTACGAATATGCGAATACCGAGTGCTATTGGATTGAAGACAAGCTTGAAAATGCAGAGTGTGGTGTTGTTATGGGTTTAAACTCAATTATTATGGCTCATAACTATAATATAAACTCGCCTGCAACTCCTTTAGGCCCCTTTCCAAGAGTAAATAATTGGAAAGAAATCTATCACATGATTACTGATCAGGTATAAATAAAATTATGCCGACATATGATTTTAGAAACTCAGAAACAAATGAGCAGTTTACGAAGCTCATGTCTATTGCCTCGAAAAAAGAGTACCTCGAGGCCAACCCTCATATAAAACAAATCCATACAGGCACCGGTTTTCTGGGAATTGGTGACCCAGTCCGCCTTGGGCTTAAAAAGCCTGATGCGACTTTTCGTGATGTACTTAAAAAAGCAAAAGTCCATAAACATAACACGATAAATGATTTCTGAGGTGGTTTATTGAGAAAAATCTAGATACCTAAACTGCTAACTGAAATCCGAGGAGGTAAGTATGTCTAAACAACAACGTCGACTTTCACGGAAAGAAAAAAGGAGAAATGAAAGTAATTTAAATTACGTAGTAAACAATAAATTTGGTATGCGACGTATTGATCCAATGACGGCATCTCAAGAAGAGATGTTTATCGATTACCGACATGGCTATAATATAGCGGCAATTGGTACAGCAGGTACAGGTAAAACAATGTGCGCCATGTATCTAGGTTTAAAAGACATACTCCAGAATAGAGAGTACGAAAAACTTATTATAGTACGTTCAGCCGTACAAACACGTGAACAAGGCTTTATGCCCGGAAGTAAAGCTCAGAAGGAAGCAGTATTCACAACACCCTATGCAGACATTACAAAAGATCTCTTTCAAAGAGGAGATGCGTGGGAAATTCTTAAACAAAAAAATATGGTAGAGTTCACAACCTCTTCGTTTGTACGAGGTTTAACATTTGATAATTCTATTATCATTGTAGATGAGTGCCAGTCTATGACATACCATGAACTTGATAGTATTATTACACGAGTAGGAGAATGTTCTAAAATCATATTTTGCGGTGACACGAAGCAAGATGATTTAGCAACAAATCGACACAAAATGGATGTTACTGGTTTACCAGAGTTTATTAATGTTCTTGAAAAAATACCATCGTTTAGGGTTGTTCATTTTGGTATTAGCGACATTGTTCGTTCTGGTCTTGTCAGAGAATATATACTCGCTAAAGAAGGTTTAAATCCGGAAAGATACTTAAAGGTAGTATAATGCCATTAGCAGCAAGACAAGGAGATGCAATAGCGACCGGTCATGGATGCGACGCCGTATCTAAGATCGGTCCTGCAGATACAGCTAACACTGCACCAATGCTTAATCAAAATGTTACGATTGAGGGTAAGCTTGGTGCAGTTGTTGGCGATATAATAGATCCAACTCACACAATCGGCTCAAGTACTTGTGTACCTCACACAAATGCAGTAATTATTGAAGGATCATTGAAAGTAACACTCAGCGGTATTGCCGCCGCAAGATTTGGAGACCCAGCAGACGCTGGAACTATTACTGGTTCAGCAACAAAAGTAACAATTGGCTAATTTAAATTATGAAAACTTTTAATCATGTAGATCATGGGATTGAACTCCCTAGGCTCACTCGTAAAACAACAGACTCAGGAAGAAAGTATTTCACCGAAGATGGTGATGCTTATCCTTCTGTCACTACTGTATTATCAATCATCGGTAAAAAGGAATTGATGGAATGGCGTAAACGCGTCGGAGAAGAAGTTGCAAATAAAATTGCTCGACAAGCTTCATCTCGTGGAACGTCTATTCACAAACTCTGTGAAGACTACATCGACAATGTAGAAGACTTTTCAGTAAAAGCACAA